ACCAGAGTAAGCAGTTCCGGCATTATTATCTAAAACTTTGTACACACGGTTATCAGATGTACGAAAGAAAAATGTTGATTGATAAAGACTAGCTTGACCAGATGTAGTTAGATTGCTAGAACTAATATCATCTTCGTACATATCATAAGTGGTACTATTTGCCCAATCCCGGCGAGGTAGCGCGTGAGTAACATCACTACTCGCAATATTTTTACCGGCAATAGTCTGATCCCACACATAAAACTCACTGGATATATCATCTGCTGGAGTGGGCGGTGACGCATCTGTACCGCCACTGGTTGATGATGTGAATGGAGTTGCCTTGCCAATCAACATATAGTAAACATGCGGCGCAGCTTCCGAAAACGATTCAAAAAACTGCTCGGCATTATGAAGTCTAAATTTCTCTGTTATGATTGCTGTCATTTGCTCGATTCCTCTAATTGTATTAGTATTTATACACTATATCTAACTATATTTTGGTAATCCCCAAATTATAAGTTTCAATAGTTACTGTTTATCAACCAAGCACCGGCCAATCGTAAAGAATGCCCGATTTGTTGCCATCACTATCCCACGACAAAAACAGCGCTGCCACGGCCGCAGTGTTTGCGGCACCGTCAATAGCATCTTCCATCGCAGTGGCCTTAGTTCTAATTGCGTCACGCCACGTTGAGATATTACTAGGAATTGCCGTACTCTTTTCAGACTTACGAACTACAGCCCAATCGGTTTGCGCGAGCAGCGCAGCTTGCTGCACCTTAACTTTTGTCTTTAGCTCAGACTTTACCCCTAATTTAACAGACTGATTGCCGTCGCCATCAAGAATAGGGTTCCCATCGCCATCAACCTCGTTGACATCCGTCATGCTTTTGGCTGTCTTAGAGATCGTCACGCCATCTGCCTTATAGCCCCAAGTGTAAAGGCGACTATCAGGTGGAGTTTCTTGCGTTACCTCTGTCAGCCCCGCAGATTCTTTCTCTGCGGCGGACCAGATGTGCCAATTTCTGGGGTGCGTGATACCATTGTCATCAACCCACGATTTGTGTTCACGAATTGTTTTTCCGTCATATTTCCACATTATTTTCTTCTCCTGTTATCTTGCTGTTGCTGGCGCAACGCCGTCGCCGACAAATGGGTTTTCAGCAAAAGCCATGTATATATATGTCGAGGCAGCATTAAATCGGTTTGATACACCGCTCCGGTGCTTTACGCCAGCCGCACAAAAATCAAGGTCAGCTTCACCAGTATCAGCAGTTGAATTGCTGTTAGCGCGTAAATTTTCTTCCACCATGTTAAATGGGTCACGCTTCGAATCCATTATTGTCCAGTCGCCATTAGTCCCTGAGTCCATGTTTTTCCACATAAACCAAGCAGGTTTAAACCCTAGATGAATAAATGGCCCATAGGTCGCGGCATTTCCTTCAAACGAGCCAAATTTACTATAGCCGGGGATTTCTGCAAAACAGTAAGCAACCATTGCGTCACCATCTCCATTGGTTCCATTGCTACTACCAATGCTAAATACCGAAGAAGTTGGCGTAGTATCGTTGAAAAACGTAGCGTCATCCGCTCTGGCTCCAGTGTCATTTAAAGCTAAACCGTGTGTGTTTCCCGCTTCTACATGATAAACAACCCAAGCAACGTCATCGGCACGATTTTTAAGTATGATCATTTTTGGAACTAAACCTAACCCATGACCAACCGTGGCGTTGGCACCTGTACCAGCAAATGTGCTGATACTAAACCCAGCCGTTGTATTTACAGATGTCGTCGTTGTATTTATGGTGCCGTCTGTGTTACTGCTGCCGGCGCCGCCTTGGGTTTTCCACTGCCAAGCAACATAGGTTCGGCCATCGCCATTAAAGTTAACGTCTGTTGAATCTACATGAAACCCGTCTGTTTCAAAAGTAAACAGCGCCGTGCCATCAGTATCTTGTGCATCGCTGCCGTTAACTTTTAGGCGGGAAGTTACGCCACGCGCCACGTCAATCGCGATATCATTGTCGCCGTTTGATCTTGGAGATACCCAAAACCAATCTGGTTTAAAGTCTCCAGCGTTGGCATCGTTAGTAATTTCAAGGCCGCTACTTCCGGTGCCTGTGTATAGCTGTGTGTGAAAATACTCTGACCCGTCTTCGATAGCCACGGATGAGGCATTGTCGGAATTAAGTGCTGTATAGCCTGTAGGTGGTGTGTGGGCAAAACCACTNTGACCAAAATTAAAAGTAACAGCACCAGCTGCATCACTATTAAAATCTCTTACATTTACAAATATACCAGTATTATTATCACCAGTAAAAGTACCTTGCTCATCTGTTCCACCAGCAGGATCACCTGAGTTGAAGAAGGTGCCGTCCTGACCTACCCAGAGTTTTCCAGTAGCCGGATCAAAAGCCATCATTCCAACTTCTGAACCTGTTATAGCAAGAACACCAGTGCTATCTATAGAACCATCACCAGAAAGAACTTGCATCTATGCTGTAGATGCATCCTCACACCATAACGTAACTCAGCAAAAGCAGATTGAGTTCGTGGCTTTCTCCATACACTTGTATTAGTACATATTCCAACTGAATAATTAACTGAACCATTTGCAGCAGAAAATTCCCAATAAGATTTACCATGCTTTGAAATATCAAAAGTAGAAAGAGCAGTTGTACCTCCATTTCCATTTGGAGTATTCCATGCAAGGGTTAAATTTCCATCAGATAAAGTTATTTGTGAAGTATCAAAAGCTAATGGATTCATAGTACACCAGTTGTTGGTGGGCGTATCACTTACCTGATCGTTTGCGGCTAGGCCACTGCTGGCAAAATCATTTCCATTGCCAGAAGTATCGTCGCCAAGTGCAGAACTGTCTTGACCCTTTAAACGAAAACCATTTGTACCATAAGTCAAACCAGAAACATCTATTGGAATCCAAACACCGGCGTCATTATATTCTCCAAAGCTGGTCGGGCCAAGGCTTGTGCCGTCAATCATCACGATCTCAGCTAAATATCCGTCAATATTTCTGGTAGTTGCAATGGTGTTAGCACCTACTCTTTGAAGTAATGCAGTATTAAAACTAGTGCCCGAATTTTGATTTGGATAAGTAGCAGGAGAAAAAACTGTTACTTGAACACCGTTTACATAAATGCGAACACGATTGGTATCAGTTGATTGAGTGTCGTCGTAGCGGACTACAATGTGATACCAGCTAGTCGGATCACGGAAAACTGCTGTTGAGCGTAGGTTTGTATAGGTCGAGTTGCCACCGAAAGTGAAAACCTGAATCGTATCGTTAAAGAAACCAATTGAATCGTGTTTGGTAACATCGCCGCCGATGTTTGCGCCATCACCAGCACCTAAGATACCCTCTTGAGTGTCGCTGCTACTAATATCACTGCCACGTTTTATCCAAAACGAAACCGTAAATGTGTGGTCGTTACCCACACTGCCAGAACCGGGGGTACGCTGCAAATACGGTGTATCGTCGTCATTAAAACGAATAGACTGATCTATTTCGTAGCCCCTCGAAGGGTTATCTAACCACTGTGATCCAAACATAGTCATTTTATATCTCCACTTGTAATAATTATCATTATCCAAACGCCAGTTGTGGTGCGCCTAGCTGAATACTGCCGGCCGCTTTAACAAAGTAGGGAACTACATCAACCGCGTTTGCGCCGGTGCTTAGTGTAATCCCACCAGAAGCGGGACTTTCATAGTCCGTTCCAAGGCTAAGAGTTCTTGATCCCGTGCCGTCCTGAATAAACACGAACACTCCGGCTTGGCCAACAACCTCCGTAGACGGATTGGCAAGGGTGATACTACCTGTGAGAGTCAGCACGAAGTTTTGGTGCGCCGAGAAGTCAATTGTAATGCTGCCGGTGTTGGACGTATCCGTGTCCGTAGCTGCTAGGATGATGGTGCCACCCGTAATTGCTGCGGTAGAACCAAGGGTTGTTACACTCGCAGCAGCTGCAGCACCAGAACCAAGTATTCCGTCGAGGGTGCCAGTAAAACCAGTAGCTGTAATCTGGTCAGTTGCAGTAATAGCATCTACGAACAGGTTAGCCCAGCGAACGCCAGTTGTGCCTAGATCATCGGTGCTATCAGTGTCACTAACAATCACACCACCGGAGGTTAGTTGAGTAACAGTTGCAGCCGCAGGAGTACCAGAGCCTAAAATGCCATCCAAAGTTCCGGTGAAACCAGTAGCTGTAATCTGATCCGTGGCTGTAATTGCATCAACAAACAAGTTAGCCCAGCGGACCCCCGTGGTGCCAAGGTCATCTGTGCTGTCAGTGTCAGAAACTACATTTCCGCCATGCGTGGTGACACCTATTAATGTAGAAGTACCGGCTACGCCAAGTCCGCCGTCTGTATGGATTGAACCCGTGGTTCCTGACGTGGATGTCGTAGTGTCGTCAACCGATATAATTCCACTGGTCACTAATGTCGTTACCGTTGCCGCCGCGGCCGCGCCAGACCCCAATATGCCGTCCAAGGTTCCGGTGAATCCTGTGGCTGTAATTTGATCAGTTGCAGTAATAGCGTCTACGAACAGGTTGGCCCAGCGTACCCCGGTTGTGCCAAGGTCATCTGTAGAATCTGTATCTGAAACTACATTGCCGCCATGAGTGGTGACACCAGTAACACCTAAAGTTCCAGATACAGTAGAATTACCAACTATTTCAATTAGT